GTGGAATTTCTGGGAAAGCATTTTTGATTATTCTTGCTAAATCGGGCGTTAATGACGCTTTCCCCGTGATTATATCAGAGAGATATTGCGGAGTGTAATTGATTCTTTCAGAAAGGCGTTTTGCTGTTATATTCTGCTCCTTTAACCACTGTTTAAGCCTTTTTCCGCTTTCCGTATTTATTTCGCGCTTTTTTCTGCCCATCTAGCCCTCCATAATAAATCATGTTTTAAATTGATAACTGTTTTACAAAATAAAGATTTTACCTTACAATACAAGCATACACCAGACGATACATAAAGTCAAGGAACATTATGAAAGGAGTGATTTAATTGTTTCAGACAGTGAGGCAAGCAGCGAGATACTTAGAAGTCCCCGAACACCTCATCCGTTCTATGGTAGCACAGGGAGAATGCCCCGGAATTTATAGCGGAAATCGTTTTCTTGTTCATGTAGAAGCCCTGCGCGAATATCTCGACACCGCAAGCAGAAGCAGCAAGGAGGCAGTAAGACATGAATAAAAACGAAAAAGCCCGCTCCACGGCGGCAACCGTGAAACGGGCAGAAGCAGCTTCATTCTATGGTGAGTTTACCACGACAACGCCCGCGCGTCAAGTGGCTGATTTTCTCCCACACGGCGCAGCAAATGCCGTTGATGGAAGGTCACTCGCAACGGCTATGGGCTTCAAGTCTGTGCGCGAGCTATCAAAGAGAATCGAGCGCGAGCGCCGCGCCGGTCAACCAATCTGCGCAGCGGTCAGTGGCGAACACAGGGGCTATTTCATTGGCGATGCGGAAGAGCTGCGGCTTTATCTGCACTCGCTTGACCGCCGTCTTAGAGAAGTGCGCCGAACCCGCGATGCTATTGTCGAAACATTGCGCCGCGAGAGTGGGCAGATGGTTTTGGAGGGCTGGAATGGCTGAAATCAAGGAAAAACACCCGTCATGGTTCAAAATGAAGATCGAGCGGCGGCAGCTTATCAAGCAACTCCCGCCGGAAATCGCGGTCAATGTTCTTCTTGCTTGTTGGGAGTATCTTGAAACTTGTAAAATTCCCGACACCTTACAGCCAATGGAGAAAATCGCCTTTTCTGCTTTCTTCCCTGACATGGAAGAGGCATGGCAGCGCTATGAACAGCGAGTAAATGCCAAGAGAAATAAATCGACCGATATCGACCGATAGCAACCGACACAGAAGAAGAACCAGAAACAGAACCAGAAACAGAACCAGAACCAGAAATGTAAAAGGGAATATCTTCGATATTCAACAAAGTATAAGGGGGCTGCGCCCCGCCCCCCCTTGTTTTGCAAAGGAGTGATAAATTGATTTTTGATTTTGACAAGTTTGCTCAAATAACTGCGAGCGTTTACCCTGTTAGCCCGTACACCCTCGAAAAATCCTTGAGCGTATTCCGGTACTACTTCGAGAAGTACGAAGAATATACCGGCAGGCCGCACCCGCCGATCAGAGCAAGCCAGATCGTGCGCATTTGTCAGGATATGCCATTCATTGACAGGGATTATAGCGGCGGGTTATACGCTGATATTGAGCCAGAGGCATACCCTGCACTGATTGACAGGTATTTTGCTACGAAATATCGCAACTGCGACCGAAACATAAACCATTTTTTCAGCGGCAGAATCCGGGAAATGAAGTTTTACGAGGAACTTTACTGATGGGGAAGAGATCGCAACGCAAAGGTGCAGACGGTGAAAGAGAACTTGCCGCCATTCTTCGAGAGTATGGTTACATCGTGGAGCGCGGCGGGTCTATGTCCTTTGGTGAAGTGCCTGACCTTGTAGGCTTGCCCGGTATCCATATCGAGGTCAAACGCTGCGAGCAAGTCAGGCTTTCGGAGTGGATGCAGCAAGCAGAGACGGACAGCAAGCGATTTAGTGACGGTATGCCTGTTGTGTTCCATCGCCGCAGCCGTGAGCCGTGGCGCGTGACTATGAGCCTTGCAAATTTCATGGACATATATTCCGCGAAATTCCTTAATTCTCCGAGAAAGGAGTGTGAAAAAAATGGCACTGACGCAGAATCAGCAGAAAGCGATAGCGGCGCTATTGTCCAGCCCATCCCGTGAAGAAGCGGCGCGGAAGTGCGGCCTTACATCAAGAACACTTCGGGCGTATTTCCAAAACAATGAGTTTTGCGAGGCGTATAGATCGGCTTTTCAAGAGCTGACAGAAAATGCAACGCGACAGGCGCAGCGCTTACTATCTCCGGCGCTTGATACGCTGGAAGAGGTCATGAAGGACGCAGACGCACAACCGGCGGCAAGAACAAATGCGGCGCGGATTGCGATTGAAAGCGCTATGAAGCTGACCGAACAGGCCGACATTTTGAGGCAGTTGCGAGAGCTGGAAGAATGGAGGGAAGAATTAAATGCCAACCGTTGACGCACGCCTTGCAGCCCTGCGCGAGTTTCTAAAATCTCACGCGACCGGCGAAACCGTTTTTATTGTCGAGGGCGGCGGCGAGTTCCGCACGACAGAAGATGCGTTTACGTATTTGCGTAAGTATGGCGCGGTGACGCCGGACGGCAAACGCATTGTGCTGTATCCCCATCCTGTCGAGGGCGTTGACCCGTTAAGCCTGTCGCTCTATCAGATGATTGATGAAGCAATCGAGCAAGGTAAGTTGGAACTGCCGGAATTGGAGAGTGACGATTTATGCAAATAGGAACACGCCTTGACCATATCCGCGCCTTTATGGAGCGACGTAGCGGGCGGCAGCTTGTATTTGAGTACTGCACCCCCACCGGCGAAGAACGAATGGGAAACCTTGAAGAAATGACCGCTGACAACGGCGAATTTCTCCGCGTACTTTCCGGCAACCGCCTTTCCGATCTTGACGGCCTTATTAAATACGAAATGGGGCGAATGCATGAACAGCATTAAATCCCGAATCGCCGCTTTACAGGCGATTGCAGCGCAGAAGCAAACGGGCGTAGCAATTATGACCCTGCTTGAAAATGGCGCGTGGGAGGCTTGCAGAGCGCCGCAAAGCCCTGCAAAGGTGTTTCAGACGGAACAGGCAGCACGAGATTATTTATCAGACTGCGAAAGCGTTATCATTATCGACCTTTAAAAAAAACAGCGCGGCAGCGCATGAAAAAGAAAGGATAATTTACACCATGAGCGAATTTAACATTTACGCCCGAAAGCTCGATACAGCTTTCAAAGAAGCCCGCAGCGAATACAACACCGCTTTCCGCGCACTCCAAGAGGCGCAGCAGGCCAGCCGTGACGCTAACGCATGGAAGCCCGGAGACAGCGCCGAGGAAAAGCAGGTTAGAACAACCCGCGCAGCGCTAAAGCTGCATGACGCAGAAGCCACTTTTAACGAGGTGAGCGCCCGCGTTTGGGACAACTTCAAGGCCACGCGCCGCACGATCCGCGCAGAGCTGGAACAGGCAGTACGCGCCGCCAATATTGCAAACCCTGACGCAATCGACAACAACGCCCTTGAGCTGATGAAAACCGGCGTTCTTTCCCCGGCTGATTACTCCGCGTTCATGGAGCGTTTCGACAGCAACCCCACCATGCTAAAGTTAGTGGGTCACTACGCAGCCGAAGCCGCAAAGACTACGGACAGCCGCCGAGAGGCCGCAGCCCTTAACGCTATCGCTCTTGACTGCCAGAGCGGGGAGGGCGCAGTCATGCGGGCATGGGACAGCATTTCGGCAATTTCTGACAGTTGCGGCGACGGGGACGGCTACCGGCGCAAATCGCCCGGTGTAATTGTCAGCATGAGCGAAAAATGGGACGATCTCGCGGGCGAGGCCGTGGAGAACTTCTGATTTTCGATAAGCGGCAGAGATCAACATTCTGAATACAAAGCTTCCTGAAAACAAATTTAAGGAGAGATAAATATGGAACTTAGTTTTGCGAACGGTGTGCAGGAATACACCGTGCACGGCGTTAAGGGCGATGTGATCATTCGATTCAACCCGACTGACGGCGCATTTATCCAGCGTCTTTACAACGCGTTTGACACACTGGACAAGAAGCAGGATAAATACGCAGATGAGGTACAGAAGTGCGGCGACCGCGTTGAGATTTTCAACATTGCCGACCGCCGCGACAAGGAGATGCGCGAGATCATCGACGGCCTTTTTGAAGAGCCGGTGTGTGACAGCATCTTTGGCAGCATGAACCTCTACGCGATGGCGGACGGCCTGCATGTGTGGACAAATTTCCTGCTTGCGCTGATGGATGAGACGGACAGCGCCTTTGCTCGTGAGCAGAAAGCCACGAATCCGCGCATTCAGAAGTACACGGCAAAGTATCGCCGATGAATTGGGGCTTGCCTGCCTCCGTCGAGATCGGCGGAGTGAGTTATGAGATACGCACAGATTTTCGCGTAATTCTCGATATCTTCGTAATGCTGAGTGATCCTGATTTGAGCGGCACTGACCGCGCAGAGGGCATCTTGCAGATGTTCTATGTCTCGCCTGAGGATATCCCGCCGCAGCATTTGCAGGAAGCTGTAGACCGTTTTACATGGTTCCAGAACGGCGGCAAAGAGCAGGATAAGAAGAAATCGCCGAAGTTGGTCGATTGGGAGCAGGATTATCCTTTGATTCTCCCTCCCATCAACCGAGTATTCGGACAAGATATCCGCGGAATCCCTTATGATGCGGAGACCAACACCGGGGGCGTCCATTGGTGGACGTTCCTCGGTGCGTATAACGATCTCGGGGACTGCACCTTTGCTCAGGTCGTGCGCATCAGAGACAAAAAAGCACGAGGAAAGACGCTCGAAAAGGACGAACGCGAATGGTATCGCCGCAACAGCGACCTCGTGAACATAAAAAATAAGCTCAGCCAGGAAGAAGAGACCACCATTTCGACTTGGTTGAAATTGGGGGAGGAGTGATTAAATGGCGAATGCTGACGGCAGTGTGATTTTCTCTTGTGATTTGGATTCGACCAAAGCACAAAAGAAACTGAGCAAGCTGCGTGATAAGATATCCGAACTGAACAGCAAGCTTGAAAAGGAAACGGGCAATAAGATGAACCTTGAAAAGCAGCTTGACGCCGCATCTCAGGCAGCGAAAGCTACTGAGGAACGCGTGAAGATGCTGCGAAAGGAAGTCGAACGGCTGAATGATCGCGAGTGGATCCAAAAGCAGGGCTTTACACAGAACGAGTATCAGACGCAAGTGCTCGACCGCCGCGCCGCTGCGGAGGCGGAGCTCAAACAGCAGGAAGCGCTTTTGCACACGCAGACGAAGGAGGTCAAAACGCTTTCGGCTGCTTACGAAGAGACGACCGCCAACATCGACAGCATGACGGTAAAGCTCGACAAAGCAAAGGTCGCTGCCGGTGAGTTGATCGCTAATACGGAGCAGGAACGCAGGGAGCGCGAGGCGGAGAATTCCGCGCTTGCCAAAGCGGGCCAGTATGCCGCGCGTTTCAGAGATCAGGTCAAGAGTTTAGCGCGCTCTATGCTTGTATTCTCAGTCATCACGGCGGCGCTCATGGCGCTGCGCAAGCAGATCAAGGCGGCTATTGCGACCAGCGCAGAGGCATCCGACGCTTTTGCCCGCCTCAAAGGTGCGCTGCTGACGCTGGCCGCGCCTTTGATGGACGTACTCATTCCGGCGCTGACGTGGCTAATGAATCTGCTTGCGGCCATTGTGTCGGAGATCGTGACGATCATTTCGATTCTGAGCGGTAAGTCAAAGAAGAGCATGGAGGCATCGGGCAAAAACCTCTACAAAGAAGCTGCCGCCATTGACGCGACCGGCAAGGCGGCAAAGGAAGCGACAGACGCGCTCGCGGCGTTCGATGAGATCAACAAACTCAGCACGACAACGTCCGTTGGCGGCGGTGGCGGCGGAGCATCCGCCATTGCGCCGGACTTTGATTTTGACGAAGGCCCCATGATGGAAAAGCTCGACAAGGTGTTCCAGAAGATCAACGATATCTTTAAGACCATCCGCGCGGGGCTTGAGATCGTCGTGGATGACCTCAAATGGAGCTTTGACAAGAAAGTTATCCCCAAGAGCAAGGCAACATGGCTGACCGTTTTAACGGCGCTGCTCGGTGCAACACTCGGCGCGGCATTCGGCGGCATCACGGGCGGCGTCATCGGTGTATCCCTCGGTGTGCTGCTGGGGCTGTACCTTGTGGGCCTTGACCCCGAAACATGGAAAACCGAGATGGACGCAGAGGATGCGTGGATCGTGGTCATCACGGCTTTGCTCGGTGCGCTGCTCGGCAGTGTGTTTCTTGGCATCACCGGCGGCGTGGCCGGTTTCAGCCTGGGTGCGATTCTCGGCCTCTATCTCACCGGCTTTGCAGAGGGGGACGAGGAACACGGCGGCAAATCACAGCTTCTTTCTGAGTTGATTGTCGTGCTGTGCGCGCTGCTTGGTGCAGTCATCGGCTCTATCGTGACGCCGGGCGTCGGTACAGTCGTCGGCATGGGATTAGGCCTGATTCTTGGACTGAGCATTTACAGCGTCCGCAAAGACCCGAAGAAGGGCACGCAGCGGCTTGTCAGCATCGGGCGCAGCGTACTTCTTGGACTGCTGGCCGGTGTTCTTGGCGTTGGCCTTGCAGCGCTGGGAATCGTCAGCGCCGGTACTGCATTTATTATCTCGGCGGCGATCGGCCTTGCGCTGAAATTCTTCGTCGACAGTGTGGACGATTCCAAAGTCAGAAAGGCAACGTCCGGCTTTACCGGCACGCGCGTATCAACAAAGGCCCCAACGCGCCGCCGTCGCGTGGCGGCGCAGAGTTTAGACGGCAATGCGCCTGTGTACAACGATATCCCAGCGCTTGCGAGCGGTGCGGTCATCCCGCCGAACCGAAAGTTTCTTGCCGTGCTGGGCGATCAGAAGAGCGGAACGAACGTCGAAGCGCCGCTTTCGACCATCAAGCAGGCCGTTATGGAGGCGATGGCACAGGGTAGCCGCGAGCCCATCAATGTGAACCTCGTTGTGGATGGTAAGACGCTTGCCCGCGTAGTCGTCCCCAACATCAACAACATGACGCGCGCGGCCGGTAAGCCCGTGCTGCTGTACTAACGGGAAAGGAGACTGCAAATGTTTATCTTCGGCTATGACAAAGTGCTTGACCGTCTGGAACGAGTGATCCACCAGCTCGTGGAGCTGCAGGCGGCGGAGTAAAGGGCGGCGGGATTGCCTATCCTTTGTTCCATTGCGAAGCCCTGCCCGAAGTACAGCGGCAGGCAGCGCCCTAAAGTATCTGGGCGCGGGAGTGCGTAAATAGTGCCATAATCTCCATATAAAGGGCGGGGGCAACAGCCCCCGCTTTCGCGTTCTAACGCCGCTCTACGGCGTTTTGCCTTTTGGCAATATAAACCCGCTCAAAATTGAGCGAGTTTAAAATGAGGGCCAGCAAATAGGAAAAGAGGGGATTATTCCCCCTCTTCCTGCGTTGTTTTCAGCCCTTGCATGATCTTGTCCCGCTTCGATTGAATATCAACCGCGCGAGAGACGAACGCGGGAACCGTTTCCCCGGCTCTCTGTGCGGCCTCCTGCGCCGTTTTAAGTGCGGCAGGGGTAAGGATAGACCCCTCGCCTTGCGGCGCTCCTGCGGGCTGCTGCGTGCTATCTCCCATAGCTTCACCAATGGCACGGTTAATAAATCCATTCACGCTTTCGCCGGTCTGTGCTGCAAAAGCCTGTATTTCTTCTTTCCGACCTTTTGGAACTGTTAGGTTAATACGATCATAATTAGCGGCCATATATTTATTGACCGCCTTTTGCTGTGCTTTCGATACTGCCATTAAAAACGCCTCCTTTTCCACTATCCGCATTATAACACAGATAGTCTATCTGCGTAAATAGATATTTCATACAAATATATCTGCGCATATATGTTTATTCTGTCTATTGATATATCTGCGTAGATATGCTATATTATAATCACAGCAAGGGGGAAGCAAAACAATGCTTCACAACCGACGGTCAGAAGAGATTGATAGAAACTCCCAAAGGGATAGAGCCTCAGGAGATCGCCGCCCCAACAAATCAACAGGAGGATAACACAATGAGCATCAACGAAATGGAACGCAAAGCCCGCGAGTTGCGGGAGCTGCAAGCCCTCATCGAAGAGGCAACGGTAGAGGCCGAAGCCCTCAAGGACGCGATCAAGGCCGCTATGGGCGATGCCGAGGAAGTCCATGCAGGTGAGTACAAGATCACGTGGAAGGCTGTCACCTCTTCCCGCATCGACACCGCCGCGCTGAAAAAGGTGCTGCCTGACCTCGCGCAGCAGTTCACCAAGACCACCACCACCCGCCGGTTCTGCGTGGCATGAAAACACTACCAACCACCACGGAAGGATTACAAGGAGGCCTCAACATGGATGCACAAACCCAGATAGTAGCAGAACTTTATAAAACGCTAAATGATGAGCAAAAACAGGAAGTCTGTAACATGATTGATACTTTACTAAGTCAGCAATTAAACGATCAACAATCGCTTGATTCTCATTCCGCTGCTACGGAAAATCAAGATAGCATCGCATGAGAAAGGCTCCATGTCCCAGCCGACCAAAGCAAGACACGGAGCCACCACCAACCACCACAGGGAGGCCGGTATCGGTATTATACCGACCTCCCGCCAAGAAAGCAAGGAGGAAATTTACAATGCCCGACAAGAAAACGGAGAGCATGTTGCAGGAGGCCATTCGCCTCATCTCGAAAATGAGCGACGAACAGTGCATAGTCGTCTATGAAGCATTCAAGATTCAACTGGAAGATGAAACAAAAACCCCGGAAGAATGCGTAATGCTCGCCCGCGAGCGTTTGGAAAGCAATGGGGAAATTAACAACTGAAAGGAAAACAAGATGAATATC